TGCCACTTAAATAAACCTGAAAAAAATTAACCTAAGTAATAACAATAGATATAAAAAGGATTGTATATCCTTTGTTGTTGTTAGTGTCTTTATTAGTCAATTTCAAATGCAACTAAAACGAGTACAACTCAGGGTTGCAGGGGGTTTTTCGACAGTGAACGCAACCGAGATACCCTTTCAGATTTTTTTAACAAAACAAAAGTGTTGCATAAATACAACTCAACTTGGCAGACGACAAATATCTGTCGTTTAGCTCTTGCGTCAATACTAGCTAATTTACCGTATTTTGTGGAATTGGTAGACTTGTGCCACAAATACCACAACATATAGTAATATTAGTTTACTAACTCCAGTGGGTATACCCAGTGATATTATCTAATAGATATAATACTACTACTAATACTATAGATATAATACTATAGATATATCTATAGAAGCAGTTTAGAATGATTATAAGTTAGTTGTAGCCCTGATTGTCTTAAAACCACAGGTCGCCTTTTCCTTTTCTTCCTAGAGTTCCCTCTAAGAACGACTCTAGGTCTCTTTTCAAAAGTTGATCCCTGTGATCCTCTAAAGACTTATCGGCATCTGTAGCCATTTGTTCAACCCAATAAGCTACAGCTATTGAGAGAACGTCCAATCGGTCATCATTCCTAAGAGACCCACGATCCTTAGTTATTCTAGTCAGTTGATAAAATAACTGATAATTTGGGTCTTTAGTATCAAAGTCCTCTCGTATAAGCTGAGGAGAGACTACTAACCTATGTTGATTCATTACAGGTTCTAAAGTATCTATTATCCTCAGTTCCTTTTGTTTAGTATGATTAACCTCATCAATAGTACAAGGATAATACCTTTGTACTACAGGTTTTAATAACTGCGTGAACATACCATCGCCAAAGTTTGATTCTACGATAATCATATTAACCTTAGCATCACGAGCCATAGTAGCAATCTTAGTGAGATTGCTTTCTGTGTACCCACCACTTAGCCCCGTGCATTTTTGCACGAATAGATTACCACCTAGTTGTTTCACTATGGCAATCCCCAACTCATCTTTACCACGACCAGCAGGATCAAGAGCCATTACTGATCCTTTATAGTCGCCAAAATCTTCTGACTTAAACATTGGTTTGTAATATTTATCCCCTGTGAAACCTACGCTTGGTAAATCTTCACAGACATATTCAGGGCTATTAGCCCAAGCGATTTTTACTGGAGCTATTTCATTACTAATATCCATAACTACTAAATCACTTAGTTTTAACGGGTATCTTTCTTTGTCGGATAAAGTGGTATCCAACATAAATTGTAGAGCAAATCCACTACGACCATAACTTGCTTCTCTTTCTTTTAATTCAAGTTCATCAAATCTATTTGGGTCTATAGGTTCAAAGTCTTTAAAATCATTTTCTTCGGTAATAAAAGGAGCTAGTCTATTACCATACCTAATCATTTTCATAGATTCAGGTTTACGAGCAGTCCATATTCTAGTGTTATAACCTCTAGATGGTAAGTCGTTATATACCGACATATCTGACTGTGGAGTTCCTAAAAATATAATTTTACCATTAGGAGATAATACAGCTTCAAACTCTTTAACGTTATCTGTAAGTTTATCTCTCATACTTTGAGTTAAACTATTATTTAAACTTTCGCAGTCATCAGAAATAATGAAGTCAGCTCTACTTCCAGTTAATTGACCTGTAATCCCTACAGACTTAACTGAGGGAGAATGAGCTGCTCTAGCAGGAGCTACATCAAAGGATACATTACTTCCCCTTTGGTCTGCTCTAGGAGCTAAATGCTTTAGTATGTCCATTTCAGTAATTAGTCTTTTGGTAAATGTACTGAAATCATCTGCTCTAGTTTTACTAGCAGATACGACTAAGAATTTTAAATCAGGATTTCTTAATAAGTTCCAACATACAAAGGCACTACATATCCAAGACTTTCCAACTCCTCTAAATGCTTGGATTACTGTTCGTCTAGGTGCGTTTTGAAGAAAATCGGCAATATCAAATTGCACTGGAGTAGGGCTTGGCAGACTTAGGTGTCTCCAAGCTAGATACAGGAAGTTCCTGAAATCTTGGGTTATCTCTTTCATTTTATACCCATTAGTACGCCACAGGAGGCGTTCTTTTTAGTTTCTTTACTGTTTTAGGTCTCCTTTACCTTGTATAACATCTGAGAGCTTGAAAGGCAACTCCTCAGCTAATTTAGACATATTTGTGTTTTCTGTGGGTACACAATCTATGCCATTATCCTTTAAAAATTGCCTAGCAACATTTAGATCAGAAGCCTTGACTTCAGGGTCTCTGATTTTCTGTAGTAATGTATCAGTAAGTTTGCTATGCAATTCTGATAATTTTTTTTCGGTATTATTTTCACTCATTTTGTATTAATCCCATTTAATCTTAAACCCCACTTAAAAGTTTGTTTAATACTTTTTGTGGTCTTATTTTTGCCATTTTCTGATGTACCGTATTCTACGGTTGTTGTATCAGGAGTAATTGTCCTATTACAACCAACTGAAAATAGGAATACTAAAATTAAGATTATTCTCATTTAGTTTTTCTTTTTCTTTTTTTTATTCTTCTTCTGTTTTTTCTCAGAAAATTTCTGTATGCTTTCTTCAACATTATTTATCTTCTCTTTAACTAAAACCATTTGATTTGAAAGAGAGAAAGTTTGAGATAAATTCCAACCACCTAAGGCTAGTAAGATAGCTAATAATGCTGTAATTAATTTATCGTTCATTATTTAGTATATCCTGTTGAATCATATTTATCTTTAACTATTTTAACAATTTTAGTTTCTCCCATAAATTCTTCTAGTACAGCATCTACTTTTCCGCAAGCCATTCTTACGTTTTGTGGATTTACACTTCTCTCAACTGTTCTTTTCATTTTTAAGCAGTCCGACATCTTTTGAGATTTAACGTAAGTATGTTCTATAATACCACCTTGATAAAACATACAAAGTGCTATAATCCCGCTAGTTATGGTTTCCATTATCCCTCACTTTATCTTTTAGTTTTTCTAAATCATTTAAAATTTTATCTACATCTTTTTGTAGTCTTTCAATATTAACTTTATTGTGCATCATTGATTCCATTTGTTCTTGGATTTTTTCAATATCTTTTATGGAATCCTCGATTAACAAAAATTGCTCGCTATCTGCGGGAAGCGACCCAAGTTCTCCACGAGGCCACTTGATTGAAAATTCTACTGCACTCTCTAAATCTTTTAGCATCAGTTTATTATCTGACTCTAATTTATTGATACGTTCAACCACTCCGAAATATGCCCATACTCCAATCGCTACAGCTCCAACTATAGAGATTAGATTTTTAATAGGCATTGAAATACCCGTTTCGGCAGATACTTTCATATTACTTAATCATTACACATACACCCAAAGTTTTTACTACATTTTGGACATAAATGTTGATCCTCATTTTCTTGTGGAAATTGCATATTTAAAACTTCTTCAACTTTTTCTTCTTGCTTTTTCCAAAAATTTTTAAACCAATTAATTATTTTATTCATTATACTTATAGAATTATAGCAATAACTAAAACTACACCAGCAGCTACCACTAATTTTTTGTGGTCAGACCAAAGATGTTTTGCTTCTAATACAACTGTTTCAATCATATTTATCATTTCTTTCCTCCTCCTTTAAAGATTTGAGTTCCTTTAATACCATAGATGCTCGCCACTACGAGAATCCATAAATTTGTAAACCAGCTTGGAAGTTGTTGAAATTGCTCAAAGAATTGTTTAATTTTTTCTGATGCCGCAGGATCGTCCGAGAACACCCCGTAGGCAATCACCAAAATTGGCAGCGTTAAAATTATAAGGACTGCCTCGTCTTTCCAGTCTGATTGTCTAGACTCTAAAAGTTTTCCAGAATATTCTAACTCTCCAGAAGCCATTTTTTCAGCGTGTTTAGCTTGGGCGTTAGCCATCATCATTTTAGTTTCTTGTTTCTTTTTGTATATATGACTACCAGCATTAATAGCCAATTTTATTGCACTAAGCCACACGATATTTACCTCTATTTAGTTTTTTTGATGTTATTCTTAAATTTGATCTAGAGTTATTTCTAGGGTTTTTATCTCTATGATCTACGTCTCTACCATCTCCTTTAGATACAGCTCCAAGTTTCATTAATCTTCGTCTTGCTCTATTTCTAGAAGCTCTATCTAATTTAGATTTTGTAGAACTTTGATATTTTCTATATTCAGCTTTATAATTTCTATTTTTAGGCATCTATTTTTGGTTTTCCTTTTTCTTCTGTGCAAGCAAATCTTATGTAGATTCCGTGCTTATTAACTTCTTCTTTTCCAATTTCTTCTGATTTTCTTAATGCTTCTTTGTATCCAAAATTAAGACAATCATACATATTTGTAAATTTTGTTGGGTGTTGATAAGGAGGTAAACATTCCCCTGTTGTATAGGAACACATTATAAGTGTTATGATTATTTTCATTTTTTCTTATGTTGTCTCCTCTTGTGTTTATTCATAGAACTCCATTTAATTCTACTGGGATTTTTTGATATGGAAGTTTTTTTGAATTTTGATCTAGTCTCGTGAGGTTCTTTGTTTAAGAAATTACTCTTTTTCTTTTTAGCCATCGAAAGAAAAATAACCAATAATAGCAGCTATAAAGCCACCAATCATAACTAATGCTGATACTGCCCCTTTTCCTTTAGCAACATCTCGTCTTAAACTCTTAACTTCTTTTTGTATTTCTGAAATACTTTCGTGTAATGCTTTCATTCTTTCTGCACACAATTTTTCGTGAGAAGAAAGTCGTATTCCTGTAGAAAGTTCTGAGAACTCTTTTGAAGTGAGTTTTTTTCTAGCCATAATTTTTAATAAAAGTTTATTACTCCTCTGATACATAGAAGTACAAAACATACTTCCATTAAAGCTCGTGGTACATCTCCATCTTTATAACCAAAGTATGCCCACATTCCTGTTGAAATTCCAGATATAAACCAACCTAAAGCGAATAAATCTATATTAGTATTGGTTAGTAGCCAAGTACCTAACATAGTGGTCGCAAAAGCAAGCCATCTTGCCACAGGTACTCTCCATAGCTTTATCAAATATTAATTAGAGTATGATTGCGTCAGCTTCATCTTCAGTTAATGCTTCTCCTGCCATTAACTTCGTTTTAGCACTAGCTTTGTCAGCAGTTTTTTTCGCATCTACTTCTATGACAGAAATTCTTGTAGCTTTATTTTCATTACAATGAGTTTCGTGTGCAGTAATTTCTTCTGCTGTCATTTCAATAACTTCGCCATTTACCATTTTTTTCATATTATTCTCCTATTTTAAAATTATTGTGCATATCCATAACAAGTTACAATTCCATCAGTTAAATTATTTCCTGAAGCATTATAAAATCCAACAAAATTAAGAACAGAAGGGTCTTTCACTATTGATTGTGATGAATAACCATAGTTATCTGCCGCAGTTCCGTGATTTTGTACTGTACCGAAACCTGTAAAGGTTTTGTAGTCACCTGCACCTGTGGAATTAACATTGTTTAATATAGCCCAACCATTAGTCCCATTAGCATCTGCATTACTATCTAAAGCCGCTATATGGTAAGCATAGTTATTAATTTGTCCTGTGCCACTACCATTTAGTTTCATATACCAAGCTGAACCTGATATAGTTGAATAACTTGAACCATTGTCTGATGAAGTTCTAAAACCCATATCATCATCTCCTACAGCATTATCTATACCTTGAAAAATAAATAAATAATTATCGTAAGCCGAAGTAATTATTGTATTATTAAAATCAACTGATGTGACATTTGAAGTAATAGATTGCCTAGATAATAATACTAAACCACCTCCTGTTCCCCATTCAGGAGCAGTTGCACCTGTGTTCATTTTAAGTGCTTGACCTGCTGTGCCTTTTGCTAGTCTTTGCAAACCAGAACCATCTCTATAAAGAATATCGCCCTGTGTTGTTAATGTAGCACCTACATCTGTACCATCTGTACCTTTAGCCGCTAATTTTGTCCAATAGGAAGCGTTGGACGTAGCGTTTCCAGTTGAAGCCTGTATACAAATGAAAGTTTCATTTCCTGAAGTGACTATATCGTCAACTACATAAGCTGTGCCACCTGCGTATGCACCTCTGAATACTGGCTTGATTCTTCCTAAATTTAATGTTGCCATTATTTTTTTCTCCTATTTATTTTTATTGATTAATTAGACTGTAGTTGTCAGTTCGCCATCAGCATTTACTGTAAACGTAAGTCCTCTTTTTGCGACAAAACTTTCATCATATAAATTTGATTGAGTTCCATCATTTGTTGCTACAGACAAGTTGTCTGCACCATTTGTATAGTGAAGTACCAAGTCCTCTTTTTGAGAACCTGTTCCATTCGTTTTTACAAATCCATATAAATCTGAAGACCCTGCGTCTCCAAATGTTAATTCTGTTCCACCTGCATTAACTACAACTGCTTTTTCTGCGTTTGCACTTAAATTAGATACTATGTCTGCTAAATCTCTAC